ACTAACGTGGCATTCCCAATCGTCCGACGCGTCTTCGGCGGCCTGGTGGCCAATGAGCTGGTTTCTATCCAGCCCATGAGCCTCCCTTCCGGTCTGCTATTCTACCTTGACTACCAGTATGGTTCTGACGGTGGCGCTGATGCTTCCTCAACAGAAGCAGTCTACAGTCAGGGCGACTCCATTTACAACGGCCCATCCGGCAAGGGTGTACGCTCTGGTTCACTAGGAACCGGTGGTCAGTACGATCTCGCAGGTAGTGGATTCTCGCGCGTACATACCAATACAGATCTAGATGCGGATATTTTCCTCGCTTCTGGTTCGTATGCGGGTGCTGCTTCAGCTGGTGGAAACTGGTCTGATGGTTCTAAGCTTCACGCGACAGGAACTGATGGAAAGCTGCTTCAGTTCGACCCACAGGTCGGTGCTCTGATTGAGGAAGATCCCAATCGTGCAAACACTGGCCAGTTCCAGGCAGTTGTCCTCAATCTGGGTAACGCCTGCTTCGCCAATGCAGATCTCACGCTGGTGAAGGACATTGCTCTCCACTTCGGCGACACGACGCCTTCCTCAGCCTCTGGTCTTCCAAAGACTGTACAGGGTGGTGTTGGTATCGTCAACGTGCGACGCCTCAACCAGATTGGACAATGGTCGAACAACGTGTTCACCTCTGATCCTCTCATCAATCGGGACTCCACCGGTGCAGCCCTGATGGCTGTTATCTCCGGCTCGATGCTCGATGATGTAGATCGTGCGAAGCTCGAGGTCTCTGTTGTTCTGGACTCCGCGTTGAACTCATCGAACGGTGAGTCTCTCGTGATTCCCGCCTTTGAGTCGAACTTCAATGCAACACCGTCTCCGGCAATCCCAGAGATCGATATCAAGATTGAGTCGATCGCTGTGACAGCGGTTACCAGAAAGCTACGTGCCAAGTGGTCACCAGAGCTTGCTCAGGACCTGAACGCCTATCACAGCCTCGACGCTGAGGTGGAGCTAACCCAGATCCTCTCCGAGCAGATCGCCCTAGAGTTGGACCGAGAGATTCTCAACGACCTACTCACCCAGGCGAATGGTGCAAACCTCTACTGGAGTCGTGCACCTGGTAAGTTCGTTAACAAGGAGTCTGGCGCTGAGATTAATCAGAGCTCCAGTCTCGCTCCCGGACCCTCCTTCACGGGAACTGTCCGCGAGTGGTACGAGACTCTCATTGAGACCGTCATTGACGTGGCAAACACCATTCACCGTAAGACGCTGCGTGGTTCTGCTAACTTCATTGTGGTGGGTCCTGATGTGGCAACTATCCTTGAGGCATCGGTCTTCTACCGCCCATCCTACACCCTAGACGGTGAAGGACAGGTCAGTGGTCCGATCTCCCTGGGAGCCGAGAAGGTTGGTACGCTGAGCAATCGTTTCACGGTCTACAAGGACCCCTACTTCCCACGCAACAAGATTCTTGTTGGGTACAAGGGTGGTAGCTACCTTGAGACAGGATACGTCTACGCTCCGTACGTGCCGCTTATCGTCACTCCGACGATCTTCGCACCTGAGGATTTCACTCCTCGTAAGGGCGTGATGACTCGCTACGGCAAGAAGATGGTTCGTTCCGATTTCTACGGAACAGTGACGCTCATGGATATGAACATCATCTAAACCAAGTTCAGTTGATCCTCGGATCAGATCAGGGGTGCTTCCTTTGGAAGCACCCCTTTTCTTTTTCCCTATGAACATGATAGTTATATGGTATGGATAAGTGTGACTCCAAGAAAGGCCGCGCATCACTCAAGAAGCTGAGAGAGCTAACTATCTCTCTCAACGATAGGGACGCCCAGCTAAAGAAGAACGCAAAAACCCTTTGGGTTGTTATAGAGTCACTCAGGGAAGTTCGAAGTATACTCTCCGAAGGGGATCCTGATATTCCGTGTGTTGTTGAACGTATAGAGACAGTTCTAGAGTTAGTTGAAACATACGGATGTAAGAGGGTTTATAATGAGTGATGATGCACAGAATGGCTGGAACGAGTACTCTAGATTAGTCCTCAAAGAACTAGAATCCCTGGCAGAGAATATATCTGCGCTAAACAAGGAAATACAGGAGCTCAAGCAAGAGATTGCTCAGATGAGAGCTAAGGAAGACCGAGTTGAAGAGCTCAAATCGTGGAAAGAGAAGATCGACGAGGTTGCATCACCGTCACAGCTCAAGGAGCTAATGGACGAGGTCCAGTCACTCAAGATATTTAAGACGAAGGCAATTACAGTGTTCGCAGTTATACAATTTGGTATGGCAGCAACAATCTGGTTGCTTAAAATAGTCGCTTAAGCGAAGGAGAAAGAATGCCTGCAAAAAGCATGATACCAAAGAAAACAACCAAGACAGCCAAGACAAAGTCAGCTACGACCAAAAAGGCTGTAAAGTCCACACCGGCGTCGGAGGTCTCGGCGCTACGCACTGAAGTAAATGATCTCAGAGCACGTCTGGATTCGTTGACACATGTGTTGCACACAGAGTTTAGAACCCAGATGCGCCATGGAACTCGTCATGTTGCTAAGCGTCTGGCCCAAGAGGGTCTAGTCGACAACGACTAGCGCAATCACCTTAACACTAGACGTTTTGAGGCTAAAATCAATTGAAGAGGCATGCCTCTTCTGTTTGATAGGATTTTGAGAAAATGTTAACATTAGATAACGATCAGGTAGCTGCCCTTAATACGCTTATTGCTGTCGCACAACGAGCCCAGGCTCGCGGCGTGCTTTCGCTTGATGAAGCAGCTGCTACCCTCGCTGCAATCCGGGTCTTTGTTCCTGCTCCGGAGGCTGGGGCCTCTGCCGAGCCCGAGAACGAGTCGTCCGCTGACGACGAAGCTCAAGATAATTCTTCCGAAGAGTAATTAACTCTAGGGTTATCCCAACCATCGCCAGGTGGAGTGTCACAAAATTACGTGACACTTTTTTCTCAGGCCTCTGACGTCGCTCTCTGACACACATATTTAGTGATGTTAGATAAAGGATTACGTCGGAGACTTACATGGCAACATTTGCAGATACACTGAATCCAACGCCCTTTGGGCTCTTTGATACTGACGGCAATTTTCAGCTTGAGGCTGACGCCATGGTAACCTTTGTAAAGAGGAAGCTGGGTGATGATATTCTCAGCGTTGAGTTGACAAAGAAGCAGGTCTGGGCATGCTTCGAGGAATCGTTCTGTGAGTACGGCTCAATAATCAATCAGTATCAGGCACGCTCCCAACTAGCAAATCTCCTCGGCGCGCCAACAGGGTCGTTCCTATCAGGCACAGAACAGAAATTTCCTAGGGAAAATCTGGAGTTCATGCTCCGACGCGGCGAGCCCTATGCTATGGAGGCCGGACTCGGAGGTTCCTACAACACGATATCAGGCAGCATCTCCTTGGAGAAGGATCGACAGGACTATGATATCTACACAGAACTCAAGGACGAGGACGGAAATCTAATTGTAGATAGTTCAGCCAATAATCCAAAGACCAAGATGAAGTTAATGGAGGTGTTCCACTTCTCCCCCCACGCGGCATATAGGTTCTTCGACACCTCCTCGGCGATCAACTATCTCAACAATGAGTTCTCATTTGAGTCGTTCACTCCGGAGACAATCTTCTACGTCCTTCCGGTCTTCGAGGATATACTGAGGGGAGGTATGTTAAGCCTATCATCCAAGGTGCGCCGATCAAACTACTCCTACAAGATTATGGGAACCAAGATACGTCTCTTTCCAGTGCCTGTGTCATCTGATCCAAAGAAATTGTGGCTTCGTGTAGCCTTCGCGCCAGATCCTCTCCACCCAGGCTACACAGATGATACGATATACGGTGTTAGCAATCTCTCCAACGTACCCTTCGGCGACCTACTGTATGCGAGAGTTAACAGTATTGGGAGGCAGTGGGTCAGGCAGTACACTCTTGCTCTCTCCAAGGAGTTGCTTGGGTTAGTGAGGTCGAAGTTCTCCAGCATTCCTATCCCTGGATCTGATCTCACTCTTAACGGCACAGATCTAGTGTCACAGGGCCGGGAGGAGCAGGAGAATCTCAAAACAAAGCTAGCTGAGATGCTCACAGAGCTAACATATGATAAAATGCTGGAGTCAGAGGCCGCAGCCTCTGAAAACCTGCAGAGGATTCTTAGACAGATCCCCATACCCAATGGCAAAGCCATCATAATGGGATGAGGAGTATTTAGGTGGCAAGACTTTTTATAACACCCCGAGAGATCGATTTTATCTCCGACCTAACAAAGGAGATAACCAAGGATGTTATTGGGCAGAAGATCTACTACTACCACGTGAGGGAGGATCTTACGGAGGTGCACGAGATCTATGAGGAGGCTACTGATAAGGTCTTTGATCCCCCGATCGAGATGGAGGGCATGGTGGAGTGGCAGCCCGAGGAGTTCTCGACCACACGATACGGTAGCGAGGAGTCAACAAAGATAAGTGTATACCTACACGCGAGAGATCTACTCGATAAAGATCTGCAGGCAAAAGAGGGCGATTATTTTAGCTATGGAACAATATTTTTTGAGGTAACATCAGTGATTGCTGACAAGCAAATATTCGGACAGGTGGAGCATCTCACGGGATTTAAGATAGCGGGTATCCAAGCCCGGGAAGGACAGATAAATGTAAGACCGATAGGCCCTCTGTCTGAGTCTTTCACTGATGATGATGCTGTACAGACAGCGTTCGTGCAGCAGAGGGGTGCTTCGGAGAACATTCTGGGCGAGACGGGTGACGTGAGGCAACTCCAAGCGGATGGGAAGCTAGACAAGCCAATCACTGGACCAAAAGAGGTTGCGAGTAAGGGTGGTATATCGACCACAGACTCGTCATTCTACGGTGATTAGTGAACGCGGAAGACTATTATGACGACTAGACATGACAAGGCCAACATGACCGGGGACTTCGTTCGTGGTGGTTTTGAGGGCTTTGACACACCCGACGACTTCACAGTACCCCCCTGCACAATTGAGGATGTGGATCGTGCTGTTTTTCACCTCTTTGATGAGCGGATTCCCTTCCAGTACAAGCGCCGGGAGGAGACGAAGAGTGTGCCTGTGATTTTCGCGACAGGAGAGCGATTTGCTGTTCTCCGGAGAAAGCGCCCTCTACGCGATAAGAATAATGCCCTCATCCTCCCCCTTGTGTCAATATTAAGATCGGGAGTCTCCCAGGAACCAGAGCAGGGCATGGGCCCGGGCCAGGGCGGCCCGCAGATAATTAAGAAGAGAATCTCGAAGGAATCCGACGTTTATCAGCGCCTAATGAATACACACGGTTTTGTTAATCAGGACGATGTTGCTGCAGTTGGCCACAGGGTCGCCGAGAAACCGGTGACAGGATCCCTACCTGGTACAGTGGCCAGACGAGGGGGTAACACCCAGCAGTCACCGAGCAGCCGCCGTGGCCATCTTCTGAAGCCATCCCTCGGTTCTGATATATATGAGATCCTGACAATGCCCCCGGTGAAGTTCTACAGTGTTACATACGATGTGACATTCTGGGCCCAGTATACTCAGGAGATGAATGACATGCTCATGACGATGATGAGTGTGTATCAGGACAACAGGCGTAGAACATTCAAGCTAGTGACAGACAAGGGGTATTGGTTTGTGGCTTATGTTGGTGCTGATCTCTCTCCCGGGAACAACTATGATGACTTCACTGATGCCGAGCGACTCGTGCGCTACAACTTTGAGGTTCGTGTAGCAGCTTATTTAATAGCCCCGGACTATTCCGGCGCGCCAGCACCCATACGAAGATTTATATCAGCACCATCTGTATCATTTGAGACAACTCAGACAGCGGGCCCAACTGTGGGAACTCCCATTAGCACCCCTCCCTCCGGAGATCCGAGTGCTTATATTCTGGATGATCTTGCAACTACAGACGATCCCAATCCTGGTCAGGGAATGGGAACGAATTCAAGTCAGGCAGCTGTCTCCCTGGCCGGCGGAAGATTAGCAGGATCAGCGCCATCAGCCCAGGAGGGATCTACAGTTGGTGGTAAGGTATCTGTACAGCGGGGTTTAACTTCTTCCGAGAAAGCTTCTGGTGCAAATCTCGGAGGCTTCAAAACTGGGCCGGCCGGGGTTAATCTCGTGAGGTCAGAAAAGGACCCATTTACCGGCAAACAGAGAAAGACAATCATCCGGATTAAGTCACAAAATCAAAGAAAGGGAGAGACGGTTTATCGCGAGGGAATAAATATCGATCTAGGAAAGCTCTAACTACCCCATACGAAGGGGAACTTTGGGCGCGCCCTCAATACTTATCCTACGATGACATGAGTCTAAGGAGATACATTCAATGGCCGAGCAGACATTCAGATCACCTGGGTTTTTCGAACAGGAGATAGATCTTTCCGCAAGGCGTGCCACTCCTCTCGGAACACCAGCTGGTGTAATTGGCACCGCTGAAAGGGGGCCCGCTTTCGTCCCAGTAACGCTGGGATCTCTGGCAGACTTCGAAGCCAGATTTGGCTCACTGCACAGAAATCGATTCGGGCCGTACGCTGTACGTGAGTTTCTTAAGAACAAAACATCCCTGACCTACATAAGAGTCTTGGGTGCAGGTTCTAATGAGACAACTTCAGATATAACAACCACAGACAACGAGGGAACTGTTAAGCACGCAGGTTTTCGTCTGGTGTCGACAGCTTTGGGTGTAGATGATAAGATCCTCGGCGGTCACAAGGGTGTTGTACAGTTTCTGTGCGCAACACATGCACTTCGTACGATAGACGGCGGTGAGCCCGCGGGCTATCCAGTGTTCAGCGATAATGATAGTTTCGCCGAGCGCGGAGGTGACGACAAGGTTAACCTCGTTCGGGCTGTACTTTTCACTCCAACAGGATCTCGTCTTGAGGTGTTCGACGGTGATCAGCAGTATGCTAATTACAGCGCTGCGCTTGATGATGTTGCTTCTCCGGTTGATATAGGATCAGGTGCGGGCGGACACTTTAAGCTAGCAATCTCCTCTTCAGTGGGCACATCTTTTGCCAATGATGAGGGGTATGCTGGCGTGAGAATCTATACAGCTTCTCTCGACCCCAACGACGGCCAATACATTGGCAAGATTCTCAACACTGATCCCCACAAGTTCCAGGAGGAGCATCACCTCCTCTATCTCGACTTTGCGGTCGAGGACGAGATTGCTTCAGTCGGAACAGTGGCAAGCTCTGTTGCGATTCTATCCGGATCTGATCATACAACTTCTGGTGGAGGGGACACCTCAACATCGTTCCTCGACCTCTTCGGAAGATTTGATACGAGGTACTCAACACCAAGAACCCCGTCAATAATCTCCCAGCCTTATGGATCAACTGAGTTTGATCTCTTTCACTTCGAGACTATTAGTGACGGCGCGTGGGGTAATGATAAGTTTAAGGTCTCAATTGCTAACCTCCGTGCGTCAGTGGATCCCAATAACGACTTTGGTATTTTCGAGGTCCAGGTTCGCAGGTTTAGTGACACTGATCACAACAAGGAGATTATAGAAGCCTTCCCAGAGTGTAGTCTAAATCCCAATCACGAGAGCTATGTTGCTCGAAAGATTGGTGATAAGAAGGTCTACTGGAACTTCGATGCTACAGATGAGGACGAGCAACGCTTGGTGATTAGGGGCAAGTACCCTAATCGATCGTCAAGAATTCGAATCGTCATGAATTCTGCAGTCGAGGAAGAGAAAATACCTGCTGATGCTCTGCCCTTCGGTTTCCGAGGTGTCCCTGTCCTCAAGACTTCAGATTCAATGATGGATCTGCAAGAGAATATCTTGACAGACAACAAGGGTACAAATCTTGGTGAGTCCCGAAACAGAATTTCCGGACACTTTGCTGCCCTAGCACACGAGATTCAGGCATTGAGTGGTTCAATTGTTCCACCTCTTCCCATGCGTTTTAAGTGCACACGTGGAGCAGTGGACTCAACACCCACTAATTACCTTGGTGAGGTGGGAACTAATGAACGCGCTGACAGCCGCCTTTACTGGGGGATAAAGTTTGAGCGTCTTCCAGTAACTTCTTCAGCACCCGGTGGTTCTGTTACAAACGCGAACCTTAAGGCAAATCAGGGTGGCTTGGCAAATCCTCTAGTTTCTGCGTACGCTAAGTTCAACGGAATCCAGAAGCTAGACACCCTAGTTACTGGCTCTGGTGCAGACTACTTTAATAACAATAAGTTCACTCTCGCGCGCGTGGCTCTTTATAACCAGCTTAGCAGCGGTCATATCACAGATGTGTCGGGAACAGCCAAAGAGCATATGCTTGAATCATCTTACGTCAGGAACGGAAATCCCAACGCCTCGACGTACGTTGTTGATGATAGTGTGAGAAAGAATCGTATTTCTCTCGCTACGTTGATTCACTCGTCCTCAACAGTGTTCAATCGCTTCACTGAGTACGCGAAGTTCACAACAATGTTCTACGGCGGATTCGACGGTCTTAATATTCTAGATAAGGACTCACACCTGATGAACGATCGGGCATCCTCCTCGGATGCTGGAGGAAAGGCACAGGCTGCGGGTAGCGTCGACATCGGCCTTCCGGCTGTGGCAACACTCAACCAGATGGGCGAGGGCAAGAAGAACAACGTGGTGAACTCCTTCCGCGTGGCCACAAGAATTATAACAGATCCGATGGCATCCAACATCAACATCCTGGCAATTCCAGGTATGCGGGACACGTTTATCACAGACCATGCCCTGGAGCGGGTCAAGGACTACTCCATGGCATTCTACCTGATGGATGTCCTCAAGTACGATGCTGCTGAGAATCGCCTCTTCGACGATGACAAGAATAAGGTCGACGTTCGAGAGGTCGCTGAGCAGCTAGACTCTAGAGCTCTGGATAACAACTACGCAGCGACGTACTTCCCAGATGTGTTTGTGAAGGATCCTGTCAACGGTACAACGATTAAGGTTCCAGCCTCTGTGGCAGCTTTCGGAGCTCTGGCTTTTAACGACAAGGTCTCATTCCCATGGTTCGCTCCTGCTGGTTTCAACCGGGGCTCTCTGGAAAATGTTGCTAACGTCGACGTGAGGCTAAACTCTGCGGATAGGGACACACTCTATGACGCTAG